CAAGTTTTACACCAATTTCTGTCCCTATTTTGGCAACTTTTGATAGAACTTCAGAAGGTTCTTTATCATCCAATAATTCACCAATAACAAAATTAATTTTCCCGGTAATATCCAGCTGTTGAAACTCGGGTGATTCCAAAATATCAGCCATTCTATTAAACGCCCGATTCAAACGTTCGCCAACCGTCCTGGCCAGGTTTTCGGCATTGTTTATAACATTCTTTGTGAAATCAACTAGACGCCGTAAACCGGGAATGGATTTCATGCCTAAACTTATCGAGAACGATTCCCAAGCAGATTGCAAGTATTTGACGGAGCCGAACAGGGTATCCATCTGTTCGTCGGCCATTTCTGTAACCTTATTAGTTCCGGTTATAGCTTTTTCCATATCACGTAGGGCATCTGACCCCTTCTTAATCAGGGCCACCATACCAGAGCCAGCCTCGGTGCCAAAAAGCTGCATGGCCGTGGCAGTATCAATGTTACGCTTTTCCAGAATTTCTACAATATCAGATAAGCTGTGAAGAGCAGGATTTAGCTGACTTGCTCTTAGGCCAAGCTTCTGCATCGCCTTTTCGGTCTGTCCGGTCGGGTTTGCCAGCGCGGTTAAAGCAGCCCTCAAAGTTGTCCCGGCTTGTTCTCCCCGCAGCCCGGCATTATAAAGAATACCCAAAGCAGCAGAAGTTTCCTCAATGGATATGCCTAAACTGCCGGCAATTGGACCTGCGTAACGCATTGAATCGGCAAGTTTTTTAATGGTAGCTTGACTACCGCTAATTGTTGCTGCGAACACGTTAGCTACCCGGTCTGTCTCTTTAGCGGCCAGGCCGAAGGCCGACAACGTTGCAGCAACTGTCTCCGAAGTAAACGCCAAATCAGATTGAGTTGCAGCTGCCAGGTCAAGAGTCCCCTTTAAAGCCTGTATCTGTTCTTCTACTTTAAACCCCGCTGATGCAAGATAATAAAGCGCGTCTGCCGCCTCTGAGGCCCTGAACTGCGTCGTTTTGCCCATTTCCAAAGCGGCCCGGGTAAGCCGATTCATTTCTTCAGCACTGGCCCCCGCAACTGAAGCGACGTTAGCCATTGATTGTTCAAAACCGCCAGCGGTACTAATAGCCTTGCCTATAATTGCGGCAGGGCCGAATGCCGCAGCACTCACTCCTAACATTGCCGGGAAAGTAAGGAGCATATTTTTTAACCTGCCAATCATTCCAGTAGCTTTGTCAGTTATCCCAACAACCACTCTTCTCGGCCTTTCAAGTCTGTCCAGCATTCTATCTATACGCCGAGCTTTATTAGTAACTCTATCAGCTGCTTCAAGCGGTACCTTGTGCGGCTTTTCAAGTTTCTCTGTCACCTTTTCTATTTTGTCAAGCTTCTTATTAACCCGGTCAATAAGCTCAAATTTAAGACCGATATCTATGTTCTTTTTTACCACCGGCCCCACCCCCGGTCTTTACTAACCAATTGAGCCAATCCTTGTGTTTTTTCTGATCTACCTCCAGCTGATACATCATGCTTGCGAGCATAAACCTTTTGACTTTTTCCGGCTTTGCCCAAAACTCATCAGGCGGCATCCCAGTACGCTGAAATATTTCATGAACCAAGTAGGGTATGCCGCCTGACTTGATTAGTTTTTTATTTCTTCCAGCTTTTCGTCAAACCCAGAAAGGCTAAGCACAATGTCGCCGAGTGAAGAAAGCTCCCCGGCCAGAAGTATTCTTTTAACAACTTCCTCAGGGCCGCTCGCCTCGTACTTCTCTAACAGTCTAGGATGATCCCATTTGGGCTTAACGGTTGCCGCAGCTATTAAAAGGCAGTTGAACTTCTCCATGTCGAAATCGACTTGCTCCCCTTTATTGTTTTTGATTATGCAACGCTTTCTGAGATCATAAACCGTCTTACTTTTTAAGCCTTTTAAAGTTACCGGAATCCCCAACCTCTTAAGCTCATACGTTTTCTCCGGCACACTGTCAGCGTCAAGTAAGTGCTGGAGGACGTCCTCGTCGGTCATTTTGTCAATGCTCATAAACTTTCCCCCTAAATTTTAAAATCTTAACTTGCAATAATCGGGTCAAGCAGTTCATAATCTTCAAATGTGAACGGAATTTCTTCCGTCACGTCCTCGTCAACCGTCCAATTGGCAAGTTGAATGCGGTCCACCATGCAGTTTTTCAACCTGACGCGCTCATAGCCGTAGGCATTGGGGTCCGCCAGCTTAGAGATTATCTCGAACTTCTCGAAGCCGAGCTGGATCATATTGCTGGTTACCTTGAACCCGCTCATGGTCCCGCTACCCCGCAACGCTCCCCTCCTATGGCGGACCCACCGGTCTCCGGAAAGCTTGACCTCGCGCTTCTGGCTTTCGACCACGGCATCAAGGTGGTTAATATTCGTTTGCCACTCGCCGTCAAGAAACAGCTCTCCATAAGTGCCGTCGATAATCTTTTCAGCGTCCAAAGGCATCTATGCCACCCCTTTCTTACTGGACAATAAACTGTCCGAAGATCTTTTCCATGCTGTCCAGAATTCTTGCTTCCCAAATAACGTACACTTCGTCGGCCCCCGGAGTTTTGGTCGCATTGTCGCCGTGGTAATCAGGGTCCAGATAAACATCAAAGTCATCGGCAATGACCCCGCCGGCAACCAGCTGCTCCATGTAGTTCTTGAACGCAGCGATAAGTGCCACGCGGCCGTCTTCGTCGTTGTTCACTTTGCCGATGTAGTTATCCTGGGCCGTCTTGAGTAGGTCGTTATTGATGGCATCCATTACGCGGATGGTGCGTATCTTCTTCCACTGGTCATTTTGGTCAGCACCCAGGCTGCTCAGAGTATTTATGCCGGCTTCTACCTTGACTTTTTCTCCGTCGTGGACTAACACCAGCGATCCCGACTGCAGGGCCGCCACTACTTCGGAATGCGTCATACGGTAGGTTACATCGTCAAAAGGCGTCGCGGCATAGGTAATGCTTTCCCTCAGCCTCTGGCCGGCAATCAGGCCGGCAATGTACGGAGCCGTCTGAGCGCTGTTGTAACTTTGGCTGTCAAGTTCTACGCCGACAATAACGTTGATAACGGCTTCATGATTGAAGCCTTCGCTGCGGGAATTGCCCGTAGCCGGGTCCTGGTCGTCCGCGCTGGAGCCGCCCAGCACGCACAGCACCTTTTTGCCTTCGGAGCGCACCCTGTCCACCCAGGAAACGACCGAGGTCTGGAGGGCCGAGTCGGTCTGCCCGTCCAGCGTGAGGATATTAAATTCGACGGTTTCAAAAGCGCTGAGCGCATTTGTGTATTCCGTGTTGGTTATGCCGGCAATGCCAGATGCTCCGCCGCTTAACGACTGATCGGTGACATCGGCCAACGTGCCGTCTCCACTCGCCATTTTAGTGGCCGTAATCCAAATATTATTTGAGTCATTGTTTATTGCTGAGACAGCGTTATCGACAATCGAAGCACCTTTGTCAAATGTGAAAGTGTAAAGCTCGGTAGTGCCTTCATAGAGAATGATATCTTTCTTATTGGCTGAATCGACCGGGTTGTCCAGGACGGTAACTTTGAAGTTGTTGCCCCTGGCGCCGGGATATAGTCCCTCCAGCTTCAACACGTTGGCTGCCGAGTCGTCCTGAAGGGTTATGCTCGCCTTGGCCTCCGTGCCGTCAGTAATCCTGTACGCCAGGACCTTCTGCGCCCCGCCCAGTAAAATAAACCGGATGATGTCGTAGGCTGTGGCGCCACTGCTCATATCCTCCGTATAGTTTTCAATCACCTCCGACTCCCGGGTTATCTCTACAAACTCTTTGACAGGGCCCCAGTGCGCTTTCACCGGGACCGCTACGATTCCGCGTGCGCCCGGCTGAATTGCAGCTATCGCCGCCGCAACAAAGTTCATGTAAAAGCCAGGCCTTACTTTCTGCTCGGTAGGTGACCAGGTTCCACCTGCCATAATTTACTACACCTCCTATTTGGCCTTGCGGCCCAAAAACTTCTTGATGGCCGCCTGGACTTCTGACTTGGTTAATTCCTCTGCGCTGTTGCCGTATAAGGCCCCCACAACCACTTCCGGCTTGACGCCGAATATGGCCTGAGAGTTGTTAATAAGCTCGTCCCGCGGGTATTTAGATTCCTTTTTCTTGGACATATCACCACTCCCGTTTAGACTTCTCATTCAATAATGCCGTCAGTGTAAACCTTGCCGATCTTGGTACCGTCTACAGGCTTGGTGGGAGCGTAGTTGGCCTTAATTGCAAGGTGCATTTCTCCCCAAAAAACAACGGCCGTGTCCATAACCGCACGGCCGTAGTCAACTACCTCTATGTCCATATTAACAGCCGCTCCCCCCAGCGTCCGGTCAGATATTAGCGTGTCATAACAGCTGCCCACAAGTGTGAGGCCGTCAAGCATCCCCTGCGTTAGTTCAACATCGCCGTGTTTGGTGCTTTTGACTGTCCTGAGCACTGATACAACGACCGCAAGCTGGTGCTCTTCTAACAGCCGCGTCTTTCTGGATATCGTGTCTCCATCCAGCAAGACGTAAGCTGCCGGCATCCTGACCGTGTTCAACCTTGCCGGCTCTGATATGGCCACCGTATTCAACTCAGTAACATTCTTGAGTTGGACCACAACCGCGTCCAAAATCGCCTTTACAAACTCCCCGTAACTCATCTGACAAACTCCTTAACTGCATTTCTAATAATTTGTTCAGCCCTGCTCTCCACTTGGTCGGCCGCCCGCCCCAGTACGTTAGCGCCGCCCGGGTGACGAACTTTCTTGCGAAAGATGTAGGCCGCCTTAGATTTCTTTGTTGTCAGCTTCCCGCTTTCTGTCCGATAGAGCAGGGTCCTTTTCCTGTAACTGCTGCTCACCCTTTGTGTGGCCGGCGCTATAAATCTCAATGCTTTTGCATTTTTAGCCCTTATGAAATAGGGTTTAGTATCCGGCAGAATATACGGCGCGTATTCCACGTTGGAGCCGACCATAATAGTATTTTTATCTACCAGGGCATGGTGGATGCTGGACCGCAGGCGGCCGGTGTCCACCGGAGTAAACTTTTTCATCCACCGCTCAGCCGCCATTGCAAAACGCAGCTGTATAAAAAACGGCAGTTCTTTTAAATCTTTAACTTCCATTTGCTACACCTCAATCCGCCTGTACAAGTCTAATACCGACTTTATCCCCGGTGGAATATCCCTTTCGTAGTCGATGTTCTGTTCTTCGTGCACTTTTCTCTTCTTGCCGTCTGCTTCTTCTACCATTTTTCTAAATTTCACAGCCACCAGCTCGATGCAAACTTCCTCCAAGTCATAGGGTAAGGTGCGCGGATCTTCAGGTGTCATATCTTTAGGAAGCACATAACCAGCCTTGTACCGTACCTGTATATTTTTCCGTTTCCCAACCGGATCCGAAGCCAACCCTACCAGGTAACCCGACCAGGGCCAACACATTTCCCTGTAAAGCATTCCTTCTTCAGCAAGGACTTCATAATCGGTAACAGGAACGTCATCAACCAGGACTTCAATCACTTCAACAATCGGGTACTGGCCGAGCAAAATCTTCTTCCGGCCGTTTCCGTAAAGCTTGTCGGTGTACTCGGCCTTTTCAAAATGCCGCCCGCAGTAACGCTCAATTAAACCAGATGCAGCATTTATCTGGCGCGTCAAAAGATTATCATACCTTGTATCGCTTAAATCTAACTGCAAGTACTCTTTAGCTGTTTCAACGGTCGTAAGAGCATGTGTCGATAGAGTTTCCGGCATCTACATCACTTCTTTACAACAGATTGAGAGCCAGGCTTCTGTTTGCCTGGCTCCATCATTTTGTCGGCGGGAGGCCGGTCCCAGTCTCTACTTCTTACCGGCCTTCTTTTTAGGCTTGGACACGTTTGGGGCGATCTTATCATCATCCTGATCACCGCCTCCTTTCGCATCCGGTTCCGGCTCTGGCTCAGATAAAATTTCTACTGCATCAGCAGGTGGATGCGGGCCTTTCTCGTCAAACTCAATAACGTCGCCAGAAACATACAGCTTTTGTTTTTTCTTTTCCTCTACGGTGCCGGCGGGAGGCCAGAAGACCTCCCAGCCGGGCTTAACTTTCGCTTTTGTCATTAGCTTACCGGAGCCTCCTTCGCGGCACCCAAAGCAATTGACGCGGATGCCTGTATTGTGGGTGAAGTTCCGCCGGTAAATCCAGCAGTTACAACAACACGAATATACCGTTTCAAAGGCACCAGGTCGATACCAAGTTCCTTGTCACTGTCGGCCGCGGTAATCTGGTCAATGGTAAGGCCGGTCACGTCAGCCATATCGGAACCGTCGGCCTCATCTCCGTGCTGAATTTTCGCATCCAAAGTCTGGGCAGAAGGGGTCCCAGAAACAGCGCCGCTGGACACTATCAACTTCGCATCCTCATACTCCAGGCGGTCAATTATTTCGCCGTTAACTGAACCCGCAGACAGCGCCTGCGGCCTCAGTGCGCAGGCAAGTTTAGTATTCTTA